TTGACGACGATGCAGGAAGCCCTGTAACAATTGAAGGTATTCAGTCAGTTAGTGGTGTTGGCTCAGGCCAAGCTTCTAAGATTGATGTAACTACATTAGCTAGTACAGCTAAAGAATATAGAATGGGATTACAAGATTGGGGTGATTTCACCATCACGTTCATTTATAATCCTGACGATGCTGGACAAGCAGAATTACAAGACGCTAAAGACACTCAAGACAAGCGTACTTTTATCATGACTCTTCCTTCAGCAGACCCAAGTGTTACATTAAATGTATGGACTGCTGAAGTGTATGTTCTACAACTACAATTTGACGTTGGTGCTGATGACGTTGTTCGTGGTACTGCAACAATAGGTGTTACTGGCGAACCTGTATTTTCATAAGGAATTATATGGCTCTTAACAAACACCAAATATTTGCAAGTAATGATTTAAAAGAATCATTCGTAGAGGTTCCTGAGTGGGGCGGGAAAGTTAAAATAAGAGCCCTATCTTCTCAAGAACTTTTTGATTATAATGCTTTGATACACTCTGACCCTACCGGTTTGGATTTAGCGATGTATTTAATCACTACTGCTTGCATTGATGACAACGGTAACAAACTCTTTACTGAGCAAGACATACCCACACTAAAAACAAAGAATAATGATATTCTCTTTCGGATAGTGGACGGAATATCTGCTCTAAGTAAACAGAACCCTAACGACGTTGACGAACTAGCAAAAAACTCTTAAGGCGTCCCCTACGAATGTTCGCGTTTACTTTAGCCAAAGAACTTGGTATGACTGTAACGCAACTAGGACAAGTAATGGACGCCCCAGAATTCATGGAATGGATGGCTTATTTCACAGCTCAAAATCCCGAAGAAGTAATCAGACTTAACAATCAAATATCCTCAGAACAAGACATACTTTACCATCAAAATCAGATGCGTAATTTCTTCTCTCAATTAACTTCTAAGAAACGTAATGGCCCAAGTAGACGAACTAAAGACGCTGATAACAGCCAGTAATCAACAATTTCTACAGAGTATTGGACAATGCCAGGCTTCTGTGCAAGGCTTTTCTAAGAAAAGTGTTCAGTCTTTCGGCGATATCAAAAAATCTTTAGCTGTATTAGGAGTGGCTGCTTTAGGAGCCTTTAAATTTTTTAAAGATGGGTATGAGAGCTTAGACAGACTTACTGCTTCTGCTGAAAGGCTTGGAATTAGTTCTGAAGGATTTCAATTTCTAGAATTCGCTGCTAAACGTAGTGATGTGGAAATAGGTAATCTAGAATCTTCTATAAAAAGACTTAAACTAACTATAGCTCAAGCAAGCAGAGGAGATGCAGGACAAAAAGATGCTCTTAAATCACTAGGTTTAGATTTATCTAAAATAGATACCCAAGAAATAGAAAATACAGTTAAGGAAATATTTACAAAACTAAGAGCACTTAGTGCTACTAACGAAGACATTGGGATTGGTACAATAATATTTGGCAAAAACTACCAATCAATTCGTCAATTAGTTTTGTCTGACTTAGATGAGTTTAGTAGAAAATTTAAAGAGTTAGGTGGTGCCGTTGATACTTCTGGCTTTGATGAAATAGATAGACGAGTTAATGAGTTAGGTACTAAATTTGAACAAGCTAAACGTAGAGCTATTCTTATATTCGGAGACCCTGCCTTAAAGGCTGCTAATATATTCTTTGATTTAATAGATCGAAGAACTGCCGAAATGACAGATAATTTTGAGAGAATAGCTAATCTAAGCGGGGGGTTAGATGGCGCTATTAACGCAGGATTAAACACACCTAGTAGAATAATAAACAGCTTAGCGCCTCAACCAGGTGAACTAAATTTAGGTAGTCCTATAACTCCTGACGACTTTGGTAAAATGGCTTTCCAGAAGTTATCACTAAGCATAGAAAAGTTTGCGGTTAATAGCGCAGGTAGTTCCGGAGTAGTTGCTTCAGGAGCTAACAAAGCAGCTCAAGCCTTAACAGCGTTTGAAGGACGTACATCGGCTGTCTCTGGTGCCTTTGACATCCTTAAACAAAAAGTTGAAAGCACGAATTTTGACAAAATGCTAGGCATCGGTAATGAGAATGGACAAGACTACATTAATTCGGTTCTAGGCAACGTAGAGCAAGTTAGAGACCCTAGGTTTGATGACCTACTAAAAGATTTACAACTAAACCGCCTAGAAGGGCGTGGGTTTGGTAGAAATAATGATGAAACTATTCTACGTCACCTATCTGAAATTGCTAATAGAACTACTGTAGGAAGTGGTCAAAGTAAAAGCGGAATGATTCAGGCTGTAGAGCTTTTAAAACAACAACTAAAAGCTGCAACACCACAACCCCAAAAAGTGGTTATAGAATTAAAATATGAAAAAGACGGCATTATAAAAGCATTTATAGGTAGTAGCCAATTTGCTACTGTAGCTGGTAACGTAGTAATGGATTTAGCAGCTAAAGAAGCACAAAGCACAATAGCATCAGGTGGATGATAGAACATGGCAATAACATTTACGTTATATGAAGACGCAGGACTTACAATATTAGCCGATACATCCTTAGCTATTACAGCTGAAAGTGATTTATCAGACGGCTATCACGATTTTCAATTTTATTTTGGCTCTACAACAGCAGATGTGATGCTAAGAGCTTCATCAAACCCTGGTGTTGACCCAATTCAAATTACCCCCACTTATATACTACAATCCAGAGCTAGCAGCACAGCCTACGTATTAGGCGCTAGTGCAATTCCTAGCCCTGCTAATGGATATAGGTACGAAGTTACTACAGCAGGTACTTCAGGAGGAAGTGCTCCTACATGGAACACAAGCTTAGGTTCTACAACAACAGACGGTACAGTAGTGTGGACTTTAGTGGCAGAAGATAGTCCAACATCAGAAATTAAACTAGCCCTTACACAAGCAGGTTTAGACAGTGCTACAGGTGGTGCTGCATTAACCCTAGGCACAACACTTCTTAGCGAGCCTTCTAATGCTGTGGAGTTCTGGGTGAGAGTTACAAATACAATTACACAGCCTAGCGAGAGTGTAGGAACACCTGAGCTAGGGGTAAACATTAACGGTGTAGTGGAGCAAGTACAATAATGACAAGACGATATCACGCCAATAACTTTAGCACTACATTAGCCACAACTATAACTGATACCTCACCTTCTATTGTTGTTACAAGTGCTACAGGCCTTCCTACAATTACCACAAACGAAACCTATAGACTTACAATTACAGCTCTTGGTGTTCGAGAGATAGTTATAGTTACAGCTAGGTCTGGCACTACATTAACAGTGACAAGAGCTGCTGAAGGCACTACAGGTAGGGCCTGGCAAGCTGGTGCTACAATTGAATTACGTCCTACAGCTGATAGCTTCGACAGAAAACAAGATACAATAGCTACTGCTGGTGATGTGATTAACTTCGGAGATGCTACAAGTTTTGAAATACCTAACAATGCTACAGCTACGTTGTCAAATGCTGGTGAGATAGCTTTAGATACTTCTGTTACTGACTATGCTGACGGTGTTTTATGTTATAGAGCAGGTAGTACAGACTATGGAGTTGTAGCTATACCTAAGGCTTCGTTAGCTTCCCCCACAAATAACCATGTAGTTACATATGACGCTACAACAGATAAGTTTAAACTAGCCACTCCCGCAGGAGGATCAGGTATAGGTGACGTAGTGGGGCCGGCCTCAGCTGTTGCTAATACTGCTGTACTTTATGATGGAACTACAGGTAAACTAATTAAGTCAATGACTGATCCAGGCTCAGATAAAATTTTATTCTGGGATGATAGTGCAGGTACTTTAGAATACTTAACGCTAGGTACTAACCTCTCTATCACAGGAACAACAATTAATGCCTCTGGGGGTGGTGGTTCAGGAGCTATGACATTTATAACATCTGTCACAGCATCCGCTAGTGCCACTTTAGATATTACCGGGTTAGGGGATTATGCAGTCATTAAGTTTATTTTGGTTAATATCGTTCCTGGAACTATAGGCGATGCTCTCTGGTTTAGGACATCTGCTAATAACGGTTCTACGTTTGACAACGGTGCTTCTGACTACAGATACTCATATTCGGGATATCCTAGCTCCGGTACTTCTGCAATATCTGGTAATAGTATTGGGTCCGCTCAGATAGTACTTACTAATGGAGCTGGTGTCGCTACAGTCTCGTTAGAAGGTGAAATTAATTTATATAACCCAGCGGGTACTACTTACTTTAAAAGAATTATAGGTCAAGTAGGGTATTTTGAGACAAGTATACCCTCCCACATAGCTGTAAATGTTTCAGGAGTAAGAGCAGCAGCAGCAGATATTGACGCTGTAAGGTTTCTATTTTCCACTGGAACTATAACAGGTACTGTGTACGTTTATGGTGTGTCTAAAACATAATGCTAAATGAATTTGCTGTCAATGAAGTAACTGTCAATGGTGAGGAGTCCTATACATTAGGTTCATTCATCACTATTGAAAAAACTATTAATTCTAGAGTGATATTTGAAGGCTCTTTAATTACTATAGAAAAGACGATAGAAAACACTCAAGCAGCTCAAACCCTCATAACAATCTCTAAAATAATACAAAACGGCGACAGTACATTCTATACACGCAATGGGTGGGAGCCTATTGTCGTATTAGGAACAACTCGTGTAAGTAATACAATTCTCTGTGATATAATCACTATTAATAAAAACGAGGGTGATAATTCTACTGCTTCATTCACTATTATCCTAGCCCCCAACGTCTATAACTTATACCAATTTCAAGGTACTAATGTAGAAATTAGTTACAGAAAGAGTAATGTCATAAATAGACTGTTCACTGGTAAAGTGGATGTTCCTACATTAAATATATTTGAAGAAAAGCTCGCCCTTAACTGTGTAGCAGACAGAAGAGTTTTGTTGTCCAGCTTATCATCTGTTGAGCCTTATATAGGGTATTACAGTGAGAGTGTGTTAGGTAAGAGTGATGAAGTTATAGACAGAATTAATGCTCGTCTCTCCACTATACCTTCTAGCTTAGATTTTGATAGCTATAATAGGTATTCTCTAACCTCTTGGACCCCTAAAGCGACAGCAGACTTCAGCTATGGATCTAGTGATGTTTATAGACGTGAGCCACAGATGAGCATTGACAGCTCAGGGCAAATAACAAACAAAGTTACAATTAATTTAGAATACGGCTACCAAAGACACCATCACAGAGAAGCATTCTACAGCTGGGCTCACCCTTACAATCCCACTGATTACACAACAGGGGAAGGGAATATATGCCCATTCCTACAAGACGCTCCTACAATGCCTTCCAAAGAATTAATTTTAAGTGCTATTAATTCTGCTGGTTGGCCTGTAAATCCTAATTCTCTTTATTTCGGCAAACAATTCAAAAGCGGTAGCTATTATTGTAGTGGTGTATGGGCCCAATGGAGTACTGTACAAACCACTGTATTAAACCTTCCTGTTAAAGATGCTAATGGGAATGCTGTCTTAGATGCTAATGGAAATCCCGTATTAAGGTCTGTAACACAACAACTCGCCGACTACACAAATACATTCACTATGTATGCTCAATGGACTGCCTCTACAAGGTTTAATCAAAATATCAAAGAAGCTTACACAGTAGTTGTACAAGCCCCTGAGAGTGTTACAAGATACGGGGTAATTCCCGCTATAGAAAGTTATGGGTACACAGCTGTAGACGAATATTCCACTTGGGAAGATTATCAAGGGTACAAATCTGCTCCTACAGGGGTTACAACTTACACAGACGTAGTTAGTGGCTCATATTTCTTTAATGCAAACCAAGATAGAAGTACTTTTAACAAAGCTTACGTATGTGCCTTAAACAAAGCTAAAACAACAATTCTGTCTAGTCACAGACAATCTCGTATTACGTTCCAGAAAGAATTAATCCCAACAATAGAATTAAAACACACATGTGCTGTAACAGGTAAATGGATGCGGGGTAAAGGTAAGGTGGAACGTATCACACATTACATGGATTGTAATAAAGAAGGTGCTCAAGCTTACACAGAAGTGACATTACTACAATACAGAGGACAATCTACTGTTAGTGAAACAGCATTAGTACCTACCTCAGCTCCTTCTGATACTAACGTCCCTACACAAGTAGGTGGCTTCTTGCAAACACATTTAGGAGAAGACCCTAGTCAACCTAGTGCTATTAATTGGAATGGTTATGTAGGTAATAAAGCTATTACACAAAACTTAGGTGGCGGTGGGGTTAACTACACGCGTACTAATTACCAAGAAAGTTTTATAGTGGACACACCTGCTGTTCCGAACGAATTAAGAAACGACAGAAAACTTGTAGCTTCTGCTACATATAACGTGAACATTCCCAATGACAACCATGAATATGAGAGTTACGGCTAATGAGTAAGTTTGGAGATGACTTAAGACGTATAGTTAGATACCAAGAACTATTAGACTTAATTAATGGTGAGAATGGTACTGCAGACCAAACTGAAAAAGGAGCTATTGACGGAGCTAGAGGTATTGCTTACGGTAATGGCTCTACTGTAAATGGCTCTACTACAGGTACGCCAGGTGTTACGAAGCCTGACGGTGGTGGTATAAAACCCAATCCTATTGTAGATGTAGGAACTACAGACGGAGAATCCTCGGCTACAGATGCAGCTAAAGATGTATTAGACAATGACAAGATAGAGAACACAGATGACCTCTCAGACCCAGACAATAGCTTAAGAGATGGTTGGTACGACTTAGAAAGCTTACTAGACGGTGCTGTAGATGCTTTAGGTAAATATCCTCCTGCTCCTAATTCCAATATAGCTATTAACGCTTTAACAGGCCTTACGGACAGTGCTGCCACAAGAGCCCTTGTTATTCATTTAAAAGAGGCGGCTAATGCTTTTATAGCCCCCAGTGATAGAGAAAGTTCTAACCAGAGAGTAGATGAAGACGGGTTTGAGCAAGGAATTTACTACCAATGCACTACAGGGTTATCTATACAGTATTCCTCGAGTCTATCAGGTATAAAAGAAGCGGCTCAGAACGATACAAATGCAGCTGGAAGTACATCACCATACGCACCATGGACTTTCGACAGTTGGAGAAGTGCTTCTAATCCCGCCATTACGGTCGATCCTCCAAGCTCTGCTAATATTGGTGTGACAAGATATATGCATCTAACACCAGCCATTCCTGGTAGTGGTATTACAATCCTACTCCCAACTGCTGCTCTATCTTGTTTTTCTTCTCCTCCCACTGACCCTTACGTATGTACCATCACAGGTCAGGCTGTGTTATGGGCTGATCTAGGAGCAACACAACTAGCCTTCCAAACTTCTCAGTCAAGTGCTACAGCCCCATTCTCTTCTGGTAAAGAAGGATTGTTTGTACCTCATCCTTATGACGACAATATACCTCCTGAATTCGTTGATGGTGTATCTATCATAGATGCTAAGACAACAGATGGAGATGACGTTAGAATAGGTCCTTTGCACTACGGGGGGTGGTATGCACACTACAGCACTGCAGGAGTTCCTACAGGGGATGCTACAGCTAACAGCGTATTAATTATAAATGCTAACAGAACACATGGTGGTTTTGTAACTCCTAACCAATTATTAAGGATGCTACCTCCTGCATGAGAATACTACTATGTTTCCTACTTTCTTTCTCACTTCATGCTAGTGTCACTAAAGCTCAAGTGTACGAAGTTTATTATAAGCTTACAAAAGCTAACAACTTTCTCTATCCCCCCTATTTAAAAATAAAAGACAGTAATGTCTCTAACGCTTCTTCAGAAGGTAGATGGATAGTTATTACGACAGCAATGTTGAGAGATATTAAGAACAAGGATGAGTTGGCGAGAGTGTTAGGGCATGAGCTAGGACACCACTATAACCACCACATATTCCCTTCTAAAGCAAATGAGTATGACGCGGATAGGAAAGCAATAGAGTATATGGAGAAAGCTAAATACAACAAATGTATTGCAGCAGAGTTACTTAAAAGAAGAAACAGCGGGGTTTCTAAGCACCACCCCTCAGACAGAGACAGACTAAAGAAATTTAATTGTCCTAGATAAGTAGACACATTTCAGACAAAAAGAAGGCCCAATTAAGGGCCTTTGTAGTTTCTGTCTCTGATTAACGTGGCAGACAGTATACATTTATTATTACTGTTTATACCCACGACTCTACACGAGTAGTGAACTAGTGTAACGCCCTAGTAATGTCGTTAAGTAACTCATCGGTTTGAGGGTGCTCCGAAGAGCATAGCCTTGATGAGTTTTCTTAAAAAGCTACTGAGTAGCGTCCTACTCTTACAGGCATGTAGCATACCTCCTAAGGGCGGCGTAAACCGAATCCTTAAGTAAGTGGCTTATTTTTACGTCTCATCCACGTTTGACGGCACACTTAACGATGTGTAGCAAAGACGGCAGTT